GTTTAAAAATTCCATTACCATTTTCGGCTCTAAGTTCGTAAACTTAACAGCTATAATTAATAAAACGAATGCGGCTATCTTCCATCCGTGATTCTTTAAAAAGTCAATTGCAACTTGCTTCATATACTATTTAAATTAATGGCTGTTCTACTATTGGAGGTACATACTCTGCTTCAGGAAGTTCTTTTACCCACATAAACTCCTCGTTTACGCAGTTTTCAACTTCACCTTCAAAAATAAAGTACACGCCATCTATATATGGAACTGGGTTAAAGTATTGGTCAGGTGCAAACTGTTGCCCAACCAATTCTTCTCTCTGTGTGTTTGTTAATTTATAACCTATCATACTTGCCTACCCAATGTGGTTTGTAATGCTTGAACTAAAGTATAGAATGTGGATGCTTGTGCGCCACTTAAACCATCACCTATTGAACTAAATGCGTATTGTCTATCAGTAAAAAATACAGTAGTTCCACCACCATTAGCTGCAGCAATATATAAATTATTATTTGCAAACGCACCTGCAGCAGCTGTACCTGTTGCATAAGATGTACCATTTCTGTATAATACTTGTGTTGTTCCTCCATTTGTTGCTCCATTCCAAAAACCTGTTGAATTTGTTGAAGCTGCTCCTGTTCCATATGATGAATCTGCTAAACCAAAAAAAGCAGAGCCAGTATTATACCTTGCAATTAAATATGTTGGGTTTGAACCCATTGCAGGGTCTAATGCATTACCCATGTCGTATCTACCTACAGGAACAGCTGGGTTATTACGAATATATAATGAAAGATGTGCAGATGTTTTTGTTAAATTAGTTGATGTATTTAATCTTGTATCTAAAAATCCATTTGTTCCATTCCCTTGCACACCATTTGATGTGTGAGTTACCGTTCCGTTAAACAATATTCTAAAGGCTGCATCAGTATCAGCCGAGTTCATAAAGTTAAATTTATGTGTACTTGCTGTACCTCCTACAAATGGATATACCGCCTTCATCTTGGTATCAAGTGAATTAGCAATTAAACCAATATCAAACGTATTTAAACCACCTCTAATAGTTGCATCACTAATTGCTGAGGCAGTTAAGAATGAATTAGTACGAACTGTTAAGATTTGTGCAATCGTGTTGCTTGTTGCATTTGCTGAACCTGCACTATTTGTTGCTGTTACTACGCAAGTAATGATTGATGTATTACCAGCATCTGCTGCAACTAAAGTGTATGTACTTGAATTAGTACCAATGTTAGTAGCACCACGTTTCCATTGGTAGCTATATGTTGGTGTAGGTATTCCTGTCCAAGTACCTGTTGTACTTGTTAATACTTGACCAACCACTGCCGTGCCACTAATTACAGGTGCAACGGTATTACTTGGTGCTACTGCATTAACTGCACTTACACTATTGCTTGATACTATAAATGAACTTTCGCCATAAGCATTACTTCCTTTTACTTCTACACGAATAGTTGTGCCATCATCTGCTGATTGTATTGTATAAGTCGATGCAGTTGCTCCACTTATTGCAACACCGTTTCTTGTCCATTTATATTCATAAACAATTGTAGCAGTTCCTGCCCATGTTCCAACATTAGCAGTAATTAAAGTACCTGTTGATTGTGTACCACTTGGACTTACTGTTGGTGCTACCGTATTATTTGGAATAGTACCAACTACAAGTGAATTACTCGCACCTTCACTTGCACTACCTTGTGTATTGGTTGCAGTAACTAAACAAGTTAAAGTCTTTGTATCGTCACCAATTAAAGGCGTGTATGTATTACTTGCACCATTCTGAACGCTTATTCCATTAACCCTAAAGTTAAAACTAAAGGTAGGTGATGGTGAACCTGTCCAAGAACCATTGCTACAAGTAACAACCGTACCAACAGCACCATTGCCTGTTAGTAAAGGTTGCACCACGTTTACAGGTGCAGCCGGTACACTTTCCCCGACTTTCTTTAAACCTAATTTATAGCCGTACATTACCCTACGTTAATAGTGGCTGGTGTTATAATTTCATCAAAAACAAACGCTGAACCACTTGCAAGTGTTAACGCCTTAATTCCTTGCCCACCTTGTGCAAACAAAGTTACGCCTGCCTTAATAGTCTTTCCGCTTATTCCCCATGCTGTTACTTGGTTACTGTTGTCAGTACCAGTGAACACACTCACCACGCTATCTTCTTGGAAGTATACAAATTGATATTTTGCATTTGTTATAGGGGCTGATGAATCGGTAAATTTACCTTTTTGTAATCCGCCTAATAATAATTCTGTTGTAGTTGACATATCTTTAAATATAATTTTTTTATTTTTTTGCTTTTACTTTAATGGAACTTGACATCTGTTAGCCTCAAATGGTAATTCAAAAGAAAGTGTAATTAACCACCCATTTACTTTATCAGGAAATGCCTCGAACAATGGCTCTAATGTTACGCTATCACCTACCAAAAAACTATCATCATTAGTAGGATTCTCGAGCATTGCAATAACATCTTGGCTTATACTTAATGTGTCGCTCATGGTGTCACGCTCGTTCCTTGAATCATCGCTCACAATGTCAAGGATCATTATCCCGAAGTTTAGCGTTAATGTTTTCTCGCTAATATTAGAAGTCAAAACATTTGCCCACAATAAAGGATAGTTTTCTTGCTGTGTGCTTAATTCAAACACCTCACCAAACCCGAACCCATTAAGCTGTGCGTGGCTTTGCTGTACTGCTTCGAGTTGATTTATTATTTGATTTAGTGTTGTGTACTTCATTTTGTTTTTGTGTTAAAAACTGCTTTAGCTTTTCTAAGTTTTTCTTGCTTACTCCGTTGTTCATATTTAACAATTATTACAACCTTCGTTTCGGTTATACTCACTTGGTGCGTTCCTTATTCCGGTAAAGTTATAATCACCTTTGCAACATCCGCTTCCACCTAATACCATTCCACTTGTGTAGTTTGTACGTTTAGCGTAAATAGTGTCTATGTTAGAGTTGATTTGATTTAAGTAATTAGGGAATAAAGTTTGATTACTCATTAAGTATTTAGTCAAACGCTCCGCATACCACTCCGCTTTGTTTTTTGCGTTGTTCATCAAAAACCCAATCTCATCAAGTGAGGCAGGATTCATGTTGTCTGCATTTTGTACTCCGACTGATTTGTTAAAATACTTGTAGTTCATCACCAATGGCAACTCTGCTCTGCAATACCACACCATTGTTGGAGTGATGTAAGTATCCATAAGGTTCTTATCATTACCTATTAAGGTGTTGTTCCTTACTTTATTAATTAAATCGTTGTATAAAGTAGTACCCAATATTGGTAACACATAAAAGTTCTGCACATCCCAAATGGTCGGTGCAATAACTTTCATATCAACATTGTCTTGTAGTATGCTTTCGGCTTTTAAAGTTGCCTCGCTTAAAAAATATACCTTTGCCATTATTTTTTCTTAACTAAAGTTTGTAACCAAATGTGCCTGCATGATGGCGAATGAATTTCAGTTTTAGGGATAGTGTACCAACCACCTCTGCGAGTGAACGCATCGTAATTTGGGATGCCATAAATAGCACCTAATCTTTCGCCTATTTTGTTAATTTCTTCACGAGTATATAATCTATTCGCTTCTATCATTCCCTTGCAAAATGGTCGTGTTCTGCCATCAGGTAAAACATCAGGTCCTTTAATGTCAAATCTTAATGCGTACTTGTATTTTACATATAACTCACTAAAATCAGGCACTTTTGTTTCTACGCCCTTTGGTGTTAGTTTTAAATTGTCATCAAGATAACCTTTGTCCATCATGTTAGCCATGATGTCTTCAATTTCTTTAACTTTTACTTTTAACAATTTAGCAATATCATCCGCTGTGGCTTTATCATCATTTTTTAAAATGTCGATTATACCTTTTTCAATAGTAGTTAGCGCAAACATTTGGCTTTGATTATCCATGTCTGCCACGCTAAACACTTGTTTTATTTTCTTAACCTCTGTGTAGCTATCAGCAGGCTCGCCAAATTCCAAAAAGACAGCTAATTCTTGTTCATCTTTTGAGAATTTAGATTGTACTACTTCAACAGGCTGTGGTACTTCTAAAGGTTTGCGACCAATTATCTCACGCATCTCATCTTTTGTCAAGATAGTTGCCAATGTTTGCTCGCTAAACTCAGGCATTACAGGCTCAATAGGTATAAATGTAACTTTATTTTTTAAGCCTACTAACTCGTTTAAAATTTGCTCAATTGCATCTTGCTTAGGAGTGATATAAGTGTTTTGGAATAACTGAAAAGCAGTAGCCATTTCGTTACGCCCACCTAATTGACCTTCAGTTCTTACTCCGAATAACATTGGCGAAGTAACTTTATGTCCTACAAATATCTCCTCTTGTATAGTTTTGTTTAATGCATCGTAACGCTTATCAAAATCATTGCCTGTTAACTGTTGTATCTGTGGCGCACGTGCAGGATCGTCTACGAAATCAATTACTAAAGAGTTTGCTCGGTCTGTACCTGTAAACTTCTTTTTCATTTGCTTTTCGATGGTCGACATCTCCTCATCACTTGGAACACCATTCATAAACGTAACCATCGTACCGCCCATAAATCCGTTTTGAATTGAGGCTCTATGATAGTTGGCTATTTCTGCATCCGTAATAATTGCAGGCACAGCACCTATGTACTCAGGTAGCGTGTAGGTTTCTATGTTCGGTCTGTACTGCTTGTAGTACAATACACCTTCTTTGCCTTTCTCGTAGTCTTTACTTCCGTATGCTGGGTATTCCGTTATTTGGTCAGGCTTGATGCTCATGTTATCTGAGCCGTCATCGTTTAACCAATGTTCCGAATAGTATATTTTAGAATTATCTTTGTTAGTTCTTAGGTTACAATAGTCTAAGTGGTAAACTTCTGCAATTCCTTTTTTATCCTTTGATTTAATAATGTGAAGATAGCACCCACCAAACAACTCAATGTCCAATGCCATTTTACTACTTACTGAGTGTAGCGATTCGTATGGATTAGCATTGTCAATAAACGCTTGTGTGCTTACTATCTTATCAGTTGGTAAACCTTCAGCATTAAACGCCAAACCTTGACCTGCAATGTATAGTTGTTTTGCAGTTAAGATTGCGTTGTGCTTTGCTGAACGATTAAATAAAGTAACTAAGAAGTTAGGATAGTTATTATCTTCCCCATAGTTTATATATTCTTTATTTCGCACCTCCGTAAACACAGGCACTTTATCATTTGAGAATGTTATTACTTGTGTCTTCATTATATAAGTCTAAATGTTATTTCTAAATTCGCATTGGTATCAACTCCTGTTCCGCCATCTACTGCTGGGTTTCCAATGTGAAATCTTATTTTAGTTCCTTCTATTTTGTAGTGCATAAGAATTGGGAAACCTGCACCTGTATAATGCAAATGACATTCAACCTTAGTAAAACCTTCTTCAACTAAATTATTATTAACTTCATAATAGGCATTGTTCTTCTTACCTAATATTTGACTAAACACAGCTAACCCAGAAGTTTCATTAATAGTTACAACATTTGTTCCTATTGCTGTATTGCCTAAGTTATACTCACTTTGTTTAGCACCTAATAACCCATCAACATATATTTTAGTTGCTGCATCTTGGTTTGCAGTTGGGTTGCCAAGTCCTGTTATCTTACTTGTTCCCATTGCAATAGGTCCGCTCATTGTACCACCTGTTAAAGATAGCTTTGTGCCTAATCCTGTGTTAGTAGCGGTGACAGTTGGGTACTTTGTGTTAGTTCCATCCGCAGTTAGATTATTCTGCTTATTAGTTATATCTTCTTTGCCTGTTATAGCTGCCGTTATCTGTGCTGCTACTGCCGCAGTAGTTGTAAATATAGTACCTAAGTATGTGCTAATCTTACTCATGGTGGTTTTCATCGTTTCACCATTCTGAACCAATGGGAATTGGTCACCACTTGCGTTACTTGCTACTAATTCTAACTCACTTATTTTTTTATTGCTCATATGTTTATCAAAAATCCGTTTTCTTGTAATAAATAATACCCATCTTCAGTCATTAAATTGTCATCAGGGTTGTAAACAATGGCGGTGCTATCTTGTCCGCTATAAATATAGTTGGCATCTGCACTTGGTACTACCCAAACTTTGCCCTTTTCTACTTCTTTTACAATCGAATTAACCGCTTGACTTGCATTTGTCAACCCACTAAGTGTACTTAATGATGTTTGATAGATAGTATAATTGTAAAACCCTGTATCACCTAACTCAACTTGACCAGCTAAAGTGTTTGGTGTGTCCCTTTCGGTAACGCTAAACTCATTAAACCTTTCTTTGTAAGTAGATAGGTCAGTCGCTATAAAATAATAGTCTACGTTGCTTGTTTGGTTGGTAAATTGGAACAGATAAAACGGATTAGTCGCTGTGCTATTCTCCGTTAATGTTACCACTACCTTGTTTGTTGTATATTTTTCAAACCTTATCACTAAATATAAATATACTTTTTGTAAAAAAGTGTTATGACATTGTCATAAAACAAAAAAGCCTCACATAAATGCAAGGCTAATTTGTATGAAAAACAAGTAAACTTAAACTAAAAGTCCTGCTATGATTGATGGATTAACCTCAGGGCTAAATGCTTTTTCCATGCCAGCAAATGTAAGGCTGTAACCTTGAAACTCATTCATGGCTGCACCCGATGCTGCTGTACCTCCGTTAACTTCCATACCTGAATCCTTACCAGCTAAGAAGAATGTGCCATCTTTTAACTCAACAATAACCGCCATTCTATTCTTGATTAATAAATCAAGTTTTTGAGAATTGGTAAAGCTAAGTTTAGAGAACACAGCAGCAATAGTTGGCTCGTAAGCTACTGAACCTGTTGCAGGATCTGCTTGAATATTTTGTGTAAATGAGTTTGCACCTCTTGGCAATAACTCATATTTGTAGAACAAACCTGATTTTGTTATAGCGGTTACATATCCGCTTGCATTTTGTGATACGGATGTTACGCTTGATAAAGGTGCGATGTAAAGGTTCTTTATACCTCCTACAACTTCTCTACAATCTAACGCAAATCCCGATGTTATTGCACATGGCATAATTTATAAATTATTAAAGGGGAGTAAATTAATACTCCCCATTGTGATTAAACTGTAAATCTTACTACCTCTGCTGGTAAAGCTATCTGTACACCGTACTTGAACTCAGAGCGGAATCTTACAACATCGAAGTCTTCTGAATACCACATCTTGAATCTATCTTCATCACCTTCTAAGTCAACACCTAAGAACATGTTTGAAGTACGCAATACATAAAGGTCACTTGTTCCGTTTAAGCCATTAACAGGCATAATCTTTAACATAGTACCTGGATGAGTGAAAGCTACATCAGTATCGCCATTACCTACATAATGGAATAGGTTTGCGTTCTTCAATGCTAATTGGTAAAGTCTGTAAACATCGTTACCCATGAATAAATGCAAATCTTCTTTGTCTAAGATAGCAACAGGGATTGCAGTGTAAATTGCATCTACTATTGAAAGGATGTTAGATGAAGTAATTGCAGTTACAGGAGTGATGTAAGTTGATACGTTTGCACTAACTACACCTGCTGCTGCTCCAATGATTTTTTGTAAGCCATCAAATTTGTTCAAGTTGTTGTTAACACTTAAAGTGTCACCTTGCCAAATTGCAGTTTCAATGCTCTCAGCGATTTGACCAGTTGTTTGCTCAACGATAGCTGCTTCGATACCACTTGGCAAAGACTCGTAG